TGAGCCTCTCGATCTACAAAAGTTTCATAAAGTTGTCCAATGGGCTTGTGAAGGCCTTACTGGGGTTTCCGCATCTGAAATAGAAATCAAGTCTCAGGTGCAGTTTTACGACAAGATCAAGACTAAGGATATCCATGAAACTCTGATCAAGGCTTCGGCTGAATTGATTGACGAGGACATGCCAAACTATCAGTACGTGGCTTCTCGTTTGATTAACTACCATCTGCGAAAGGAAGTCTATGCTCAACCTGAGCCTTGCTCTCTATATGAACACTATGAACGTGCTGTTAATGCCGGTTACTACGATCGCGAACTCTTGTTCAAGTACGACGTCGATGAATTCGAGTGGCTCAACAAGCACATTGATCATGACAGGGACTTCAACATAGCATATGCTGGCATGGAGCAGTTCCGCGGAAAGTATCTTGTTAAGAACCGTGCTACCAAGCAGTTTTACGAAACTCCGCAGATGGCTAATATGCTCATTGCAATGACACTGTTTGCAAACTACTCAAAGGAAATTCGACTCCGCTGGGTTAAGGACATGTATGATGCAGTGTCCAACTTTGAAATCTCGTTGCCTACACCAATCATGTCCGGACTGCGCACACCACAGCGTCAGTTCTCGTCATGTGTGGTAATTGAAGCTGGTGACTCACTCAATTCTATCATTGCTACAACTGGCGCTATTATAAAGTATGTTAGCCAGAAGGCAGGAATTGGAATTGGTGCTAGTTCCATTCGTGCATTGGGTGCACCAGTACGTAATGGTGATGCTACGTCTGAAGGCAACATTCCTTACTATAAGTTGTTTCAGGCAGCTACCAAGTCATGCAGCCAGGGCGGTGTGCGTGGTGGTTCGGCTACTATTCATACTGTCTTTTGGCATTTGGAAATTGAAGACCTTATGGTCCTCAAGAACAACAAGGGCACTGACGAAAACCGTGTTCGTAACTTAGACTATTCAATCCTGTTCAACAAGGTCATGTACGAACGCTTGTTGACAAGCGGCAACATCACTCTGTTCAGTCCGAATGATGTGCCTGAAATGTACGATGCTTTCTTTGTCGACGTCGACAAGTTTCGTGACTTGTATGAGGCCGCAGAAAAGAATCCTGATATTCGTAAGAAGACTGTTTCAGCACTTGACTTGTTCTCTGCATTCCTCCAAGAGCGTAAGGATACAGGTCGTATCTATCTAATGAATGTTGATCACGCTAACGATCACGGTTCGTTTGATAAGTATCAAGCACCAATTAAGCAATCTAATCTCTGTCAAGAAATTACTTTGCCTACAAAGGCACTGAACAGCTTGCATGATACACAGGGTGAAATCTCACTCTGCACGCTTGCGGCAATTAACTGGGGGAAGATTCGTGATCCTCGTGACTTTGAACGTCTTTGCACTCTTGTTGTCCGTGCTCTGGATGAGCTACTGTCTTATCAGAACTATCCGGTTGTTGCGGCGGAAAGATCAACTCTGTCAAGAAGACCGCTTGGAGTTGGCATTGTCAACTTTGCTTACTGGCTTGCTCGTAATGATCTTACTTATCAGAACATAACACCAGAAGGTCTGCAGAAGATTCATGAGTACACGGAAGCATGGTCGTATTACCTGATTAAGGCTTCTATTGATCTTGCTGCCGAAAAGGGTGCATGCGCTTGGTCTAACCAGACTAAGTATCACTGCGGACAGTTCCCAATCGACACCTACAAAAGAGATGTTGACGAATTGGTGAATCCAGTGTATAATATGGATTGGCACAACCTTCGCGTTATGGCCGGTAAACACGGCATTCGTAACTCTACTCTAATGGCGCTGATGCCTTCCGAAACGTCTGCCCAGGTCTCGAACTCGACTAACGGCATTGAGCCGCCTCGTGCTCTTGTGTCAATTAAGGGTTCTAAGGATGGATCATTAAAGCAGGTTGTCCCTGAAGTACGTAAGCTGAAGAATAAGTATGATCTACTATGGGATCAAAAGTCGCCGGAAGGTTACTTGAAGATCTGCGCAGTATTGCAAAAGTTTATTGACCAAGGCATCTCTGTCAATACTAGCTACAATCCTGAACACTATCCTCTTGAAGAGGGTGAAACTGTTCACAAGATACCTATGTCGGAAATGATGAGACACATGGTTATGTTCTATAAGTATGGTGGTAAGCAACTCTATTACTTCAATACGTACGACGGTGCTGGTGAGGTCTCTATGGAAGAGCCTCATAATGCCGAAGATATTGTTGAAGAAGATTGTGAGAGTTGCAAACTTTGATTTTACAACTTGAACCACCAATTCCTGTGACTACTCCACAGGGAAGTGCAATGGCAGTTGTGCTTCTGGACTACGGTCTAGAGCACAACTTGCTATGGGTTTGCTTTCAAGATAAAACCGGCGAATGCTGGACTTGGAGCAACAAAGATATCAGAGCCCAGAAAAATATAACGATTGGAAGAACACTATGACTTACAGCGTATTTGACTCTGACAACAAGCAAGATCATCTTAAGGTTCGTGCATTCTTTGATAAGGCACCTACCATTGCACGCTTTGACAAGCAGAAGTATCCATTCCTAGAAAAGTTGACGCGTCAGCAAATGGGTTTCTTTTGGGTTCCTGAGGAAGTCGATCTTATGCGCGACTCCAAGGACTTTCGTGAGTTGTCAAAGCATGAGCAGCACATCTTTACCAGCAACCTGAAGCGCCAGATTCTTCTTGATTCTGTGCAGGGACGTGCACCAACGGCCGCGTTTAGTCCTATTGCTTCTCTACCCGAGTTGGAAAATTGGATCATTGCATGGACGTTCAGTGAGTCGGTTCACTCTCGTTCCTATACTCATATCATTCGTAATGTGTATAGCGATCCGTCTAAGGTGCTTGACGATATCCTTAGCATGCAGGAAATTGTTGACTGTGCTAAGGACATCAGCAAGAACTATGATGATCTGATCCAAATGAATAATGACGGCAATAGCGTAATGAGCGCTGCGTATGGTTCTTATCCACACAAGCGAGCACTTTGGCTTTCCTTAATGTCAGTCAACATTCTTGAAGGTATCCGCTTCTATGTCAGCTTTGCTTGTTCATGGGCATTTGCTGAACTAAAGAAGATGGAAGGCAATGCTAAGATCATCAAGCTGATTGCTCGTGATGAGAATCTGCACCTTGCTAGTACTCAGCAGTTGCTTAAGGTTCTTCCGACTGATGATCCTGACTTTGCAAAGATCCGTGAGGAGACCAAGGAAGAGTGCCTTGAAATGTTCCGGTCAGCCGCTTGTCAGGAAATGGCGTGGTCATCCTATCTCTTTAAGGATGGATCGATGATTGGACTCAACGAAAAGATTCTTGCTGAGTATGTAGAGTGGATTACTAACAAGCGCTTGCAGGCAGTCGGTCTGCCGCTCCTATATAAAACTGGACCGAATCCGCTTCCATGGACACAAAAGTGGATTAGTGGTTCTGATGTACAAGTAGCACCGCAAGAAACACAAATCACATCATACATCGTCGGCGGCGTCAAGAAGGACGTCTCTGCCGACACACTAAAGGGGATGAGTCTATAATGGGTTGGGCTAGCGGATCAAGTTTGTTTGCAGACATTGCTGAGGTAATCGCAGACAACGTAACAGATAATGATGAGCGCAGAACTGTTTATGATGCAATGATTGTAGCATTTATGGAAAGAGACTGCGATACACTCGACGAATGTTTTGACATTGATCATGTGCTTGATGCAGCGCTCAATGAAGCTTTGGAAGTTGATAATGACGACGATGGTGATGATTGGCCTGATGGTGGCCGAGAAGACTTCTCGTAAGGACTAACTTGGCCTATATAGAGGGGAAGGAGACTCCCCTCTATGTGGCTATATGATGATACATCAGTTGACGAATCAGCGCTTGAAAGCTATATCGGATTTGTCTATGTAATTGAGAATATAAACAATGGTAGACTATACATTGGAAAGAAGCTCTTAAAGTTCAAGCGCACCAAGAAAGTCAAAGGCAAGAACAAAAAGATCTTGGTTGACTCAGATTGGAGAAGCTATTGGGGCTCGAACAAAGTTCTACAAGAAGATGTAAAAGAACTTGGCGATACCAAATTTACAAGAAAGATTCTTCGTCTCTGTAAGAATAGAGGTGAGATGAACTACTACGAAGCCAAATATCAGTTTGAACTTGGCGTGCTGGAATCAGACAGATTCTATAATGACGCTATTATGGTAAGAGTCCATAGATCACACCTACGAAAAGGTTGACTTTTTCTAGCAGTGTGGTACAATGTACTTGTAGCTAAGGAAAGAACCGTCCTATGAATATGGACATTGAAGAAGTCAAGCAATACATACAGCGTTGCTCAAACACATCAAAGATCTACATTGGCGCCGACTCCGAGCGATTTAAGCTTGGTGATAAGTGGTATGCTGATTATGCAACTGTTGTAGTTGTCCACATTGATGGAAAGCATGGTGCTAAGATCTTTGGTGAGGTTACACGTGAACAAGACTACGACTATAGACCTAACCGTCCATCACTCAGACTGATGAATGAAGTGACAAAAGTTGCTGATCTCTATTACAAACTTTTAGATGTAATCAGTAATAGATCTGTTGAGATTCATCTGGACATTAATCCGGATGAGCGTTTTGGTTCTTCTTGTGTAGTCACACAAGCAATTGGGTATATCATGGGTACTTGTAATATGAAGCCCAAGGTAAAGCCACACGCGTTTGCGGCTAGTATTGCTGCAGATCGTTTCAAGGCTATTGCTGCCTAAATAAACCAAACAGGAGACAAACTTGCAAAAGTGCAGTCTTAATCGTGCACTTTTGGGTTTGAGCATAGCTTTATTAGGGTCCTGCGCAGGACTCACTTCGCCACAAATACAAACCACTAGATCAGAGGCTACTAGGTCCGACGCCCAAGTCGGCTCCGCAAGCAATGCTCTTACCCAAGAGACTAGAGTGAGACATCAGTCCGCTACTAGAAGTTCAGTCACTAATACGTACATTGCTCGTACCTCTTGGTATAGGCATGGTACAATAACCGCCAATGGAGAGAGATATAATCCTATGGGTCTCACGGTAGCTCATAGGACTCTTCCATTTAATACTATGGTTAAATTTACTAATCCTTCAAATGGTAATATTGTTGTTGTGAGAGTCAATGACAGAGGTCCAATGATTAAAGGAAGAGAATTTGACTTAAGCATGAGAGCCGCGCAGCTCCTTGGAATGATAGATAGAGGAGTTGTTAACCTTGTCGTTGACATTATTATACAGGAGACTAATTAATATGGCTAGACCACGTAAGAATGCAGCACCCAAGCCTGCAGAACAGCCGCCAGAGTTTGACTATGATAAGAGCGAGGAACTCTATCAGCAGGTCATGTCACAAGAGGCTGTAACACCACAGGTAATGAATGCACAGGCAGCACTTGCCTTGCCAACCTTTCCGGAATATACGCCATGGGTTGCACCAAGTAGTTTGGTCTTCTTTGTAGAAGGTAAGGTTCGCCTTGATCAAGAAGGCGCTTCTGCTATTTTCTCGGATCAGCGCCGCATTGTCAATGCATCAAATATTGACGAAGCAATTCAAAAGTTCATGAATTACTTTTCGGGTATGTCCAATCCATCTCAGCGCTACACTGTAGTAGAGGTTACGGCATCTGAGGCTATACTGTGAAGGTAGAGTTATACAGTAAGGATGGCTGCAAGTATTGTACTGCAGCCGCCAATCTGCTTAAGAATAAGGGTATTAGCTTTACAGAGCAAAAGCTAAGTGTGCATTTTACCCGAGAAGTTCTACTTGAAAAGTTTCCTTATGCCAAGTCATTCCCGGTGGTAGTGGTTGACGGAATGCATATCGGTGGATATACTGAACTTAAGGAAGAACTCAATCGTGGGTCTTCCGAACAGATCTTACTTACTGAGTAAGCGGAGACATATATAATGTACGAGCAAAACGAACTTCTGAAGGGCCTTCGCACTTCGGTTGTTGATGTCCACTTCACCAAGGCTAATGGTGAATCTCGAGTGCTCCGATGCACTCTTCTACCTAGCATGCTTCCGGAGTCTTATCGAAAGGACTTTGAAGAGCAGAATGAAGAGAAGACTTTTCATCAACAGAATCCTAATGTCATTGCGGCTTGGGATGTAGAAAAGAATGCTTGGCGATCTTTTCGTATTGAATCTGTTACGTATTGCCAAGCCCACCACAATTCTTGATAGGAACCAAAAATAATGTCTAACTGGGGCTACCACCTCATGCTCGACTGCGCAGGATGCAGTCACGAAGCTATCACCGATTATGATACCATTTGGAAGTTTACCAAGAAACTTGTCGAGGATATCGACATGGTTGCGTATGGTGAACCACAGATTGTGCACTTCGGTAGCGGCGACAAGGCTGGCTATACACTGGTCCAACTCATCGAGACCAGCAACATCTGTGCCCACTTTGTGGATGAAGATGATACAATGTATCTTGATGTGTTCAGCTGCAAGCCTTTTGACGAAAAGGTTGTAGAGGCGCTCGTAGTCAAGCACTTTGGTGCTAAGCATCTTCGCCGCGCATTCCTTAAGCGCCAGGCTGGAAGCAATGAATCCTGACGAAAAAAAAGGCCCTGTGGGGTTTATCTGTGGCGCCTTCGATCTTTTACATCCAGGCCATGTACATCTTCTTTTAGAATGTAGTAAGTTATGCAACTGGCTTATAATCGGTCTTCACACCGATCCAACTATTGATCGCCCAGATACTAAGAATAGACCAATTCAGACAGTATTCGAGCGTTGGTATCAAATCAATGCTCTCAATCTCCAGGCTGAAATTATTCCATATGACACCGAGCAAGATTTAGAACATATGCTTGCTGTTTTGCCGATTGATGTTAGGTTCATTGGATCTGATTATGTTGGTAAATCAATAACGGGCGAACACATTTGTGATTCTCGTCGTATTCATGTTCATTACATAGACAGATCACATAATTGGAGTTCTTCATGTTTACGAGAAAGGATTAGAAATGCTAAAAGCTAATATTATGAATCAAGATTTTGCACGTGAATTTTTAAATGAAGTAGCATTGATAGCCAACACTATTGATGCTACTCAAATAGAAAAAATTGTTAACATTCTCAAGGATGCGCGAAGAGTATTTGTCATTGGGGTAGGTGGATCTGCTGGCAATGCATCACATATGGTTAACGATCTTCGGAAGTTATGTAATATTGAAGCTTATTGCCCGACAGACAATGCTTCAGAGGTTACGGCTAGAACCAACGATGAAGGCTTTGATACAATTTTTGTGAAGTATCTTGAGACGTCACGCATGTCTAATGATGATGTTATATTTGTTTTGTCTGTTGGTGGTGGAAATAAAGAGAAGAATGTTTCTATTGGGTTGATTAGTGCAATCGATTATTGCAAGGAATTAGGAGCTAAGGTCGTTGGCGTCGTTGGACGACCTGATGGATATACATCACAGAACGCTGATGCTTGCGTAGTTGTTCCTGTAGCTTCACCAGCACGCATCACACCCCACTCTGAAGCATTTCAAGCAGTAGTCTGGCATTGCATAGTGTCCCATCCTGACTTGCAAATAAATGCAACAAAGTGGTAATAAAGCCGTCTTTTTTGACAAAGACGGAGTTCTAAATAAGCTTGTATGGCATAAAGAAAAGCAAGCGTTTACAGCTCCTTGGAATCTAGACGAATTTACAATTTTACCAGAAACAAAACAAGTTGTGCAACGCTGCAAAGACAATAACTTTCTTAGATTGTGTGTGACTAATCAACCTGACGTGCATGATGGCTGGTTGAGCATAAGCGATCTTGATAGCATGATGTCAGAAATCTACAAACTAGGATTTGATGATATAGGAATTGCTCTAGAACGCAACTCTATATACTATAAGCCAAATAACGGGATTATAGAATACTTTGTATCAGCCTATGATGTTGATAGAAAATCCAGTTATATGGTAGGGGACAGCTGGAAAGACATTGTCTGTGGCCACCGATCCCAATTAAAGACAATCTACATTGGCAAAGAGTATGTGACGCCAGTTAATCACGTTCACATAGTCCCCGATTATGTTGTCGACGACCTTAATAATGCATGTAAACTAATTTGTGGAGAAAATCATGATTAAACTGTTTAGTGATGGTGCTGATGAGCAAGGGATTATGGAAGCTGCTAATAATCCCAAGGTATCTGGTTTTACTACTAATCCCACTCTTATGCGACAAGCAGGAGTAAGTGATTATGAAAGATTTGCTAAGAATGTGATTAGCAAACTTTACGAAAAGCGTCCTGAAACTAGTCTCAGCTTAGAAGTCTTCGATGACACTATGGAAGGAATCTTTGCGCAAGCAATGGTCATCAATAGTTGGTCTCAAAAGTATGATGTATACGTCAAAATTCCAGTAACTAATACTAAAGGCGAATCAACTGCTAAAGTAGTTCGTGAACTGAGCAATCGCGGCGTTAAGTGCAATGTAACCGCCGTTTTTACACTAGATCAGGCGAATGAAATTTTAGAAGCGCTTAATCCACTAACTCCTTCGATTGTGTCAGTATTTTCAGGTAGAATCGCTGACACAGGACGAAATGCAGTGACGCTGACGCGACAAATTTCTGCTCTTCGTAAACAATCAAAGTATGTTGATTACAATGTAGAAATTCTGTGGGCGAGTTCTCGTCAGGCTTATGCGTACAATGAAGCCATCGAAGCCGGTTGTGATATCATTACTATGCCAATTGATTTGATTAAGAAGGTTGATAAGTTTGGTAAAGATCT